ATGGGTTTTTACTCATGGATCGCGGCTGGGATAACCCGAACCACGTCACTTCGGAGTTCGGGGGCGACTGCTTTGACGGTTCGATCGGCGATGGTGTCGCATACTCCTACGGCGTCGAGCATCCAACGACGGCCCAGCGGCAGGGGCTTTGGACAATCAATGGCTTTGAAAGCGGCACCACGGTTAAAATTTACAAGAACGGAACCGCCGTGGCCACGGGGACGCCCTCAAAGCAGGACATCACGCAGGGCAATAGCCCCGCAGCGCTTCCTTTCTATCTTTTCTGCTACAACCGCTTCTTCATGGGCTCCTCTTGGACAAATGCGGGGGATGGCCTGGATGACGGGCAGTCCTGCTTTCACTACTACTTTGGAAATGTCACGACGCCGGAGCAACAGTCCGGCTTTTACAGCGCGGTGCAAGCCCTGCAGGTCGCCCTAGGGAGGGGGCTGTGATGGAAGTCTTGCGTAATCCGGATGCTTTCGATCCCACGCGCTGCGCCGTTCACGGCGCGGACATTGAGAACTTTAAAATCACTATGACGAAATTCGAACAGAACCTCAAAGAGATCAACACGAAGGTGGACACTTTGACCTCCACCGTCGACAGGGGCATGGCCGCCATTCAGACCGAGATCAAGAACATCAAAAGCAACAACCTCTGGGCTTCCAATTTCGGAACGGCGGCTATCTCCGCGATCATCTCGACCGGCGTCATGCTGATTTTTTCTCTGCTCAAACACTAAACCACTATGAAAAACTGGAAAACCACCACCCTCGGAGTGCTCAGCATTCTTACTGCCCTTGTCGGAGCCGCGATGACGTGGCTCAAAGGCACGCAGGTTGACGTATCCTCGCTCTTTGCCGCGATCATGGCGGGAGTCGGGCTTATCCACGCGAAGGACGCTTCACCGACCGACCCTGCGCCCACCAAATGAACCTTGTTTTGTCCATCCTTGCGTGTCTTGCGGTGATTGCCTCGCTGGTGCTGACCATCCTGTTCCGGCGTTGGCATGAGCAGGACACGCGGGAGGACAAACTCAACAAAATTAACGAGGACACCTCCCATGCTCAAAAAAGCGTTGATGATTGGACTGATCGCAAGCCTGATGCTTCTTAGCGGGTGCACCACTCCTGTGGTGGTCGCCCAGCACAGCAGCGTTATGGAGCTTGAGCATCGCTGGGATGCGTTGGAGGGGCAGTACGGCGCTCCCAATGCGGCTTTTCGGCATCTCTTTGGAGAGAGCCTCAAGGAGATCATCTACCAGCAGGGGGAAGCGTCCAAGAAGGAGGTCAAATGACGGGACTACTTTCCAACGAGGCGAGTATCACGCGCACAGCACTCAGCAGCACGCTGGCCGTGCCGCTTGAAACGGTCAAAAAGCACCTGCGCGTCGATGATGACGGTGAGGATGACATTCTCACAACCTACATCAAAGCGGCGAGCGACTACGTGGAGCAGTTCACGCGCTATGCCCTGATGTCGACGAGCTACGTTCAAGCGCAGCGCTTCTTCAAGGCGCAACTTATACTCGCGCGCTATCCGGTCACGAGCATTGCGTCCATCCAATACTACGATAGAAACGGCGTTAAGCGGACGCTTGATTCTGGGTTTTACCGTTTCGACGCCAACGGCGCCAAGCCGCCGGTTATTGTCCTCAATAGCGCCACGAGCAATAAGTGGCCGGAGACTGATGGTCAGATTGGCAGCGTGCAGATCGCCTTCACGGCCGGTTATACCGACCCCGCCGACATCCCGCCGCTTGTCCAGCGCTGCATCATGGAATTTGCGGGGTATCTCTTTGAACAACGCCAGCCGGTCTTTATCGGACAAGGCTATCGCATGGATGTCCTTCCCGATGGCATCCGACACCTCATGCATGGAGCACGACTGACCTATGATCTTTAGCAACTTCGATAGAGCAATCCAAATCCAGCAACGCGATGGCACCCAAAATCCCGACGGTTCGCTGTCGAATAATTGGACGACCCTTTATAACTGCCGCGCGTCGATTGTTGAGTGCGAAAATAACGAGATGATTCACGCACGGGCGATGTTTAGCGAGCTTGGCGCGATCTTTACGATTCGCTGGAGGGCGAGTGCCACCGATCCGCATTGCGGGGTCAATGCACAGATGCGCGTCCTCTATAAAAATCAGGTCTACGAAATTTTGGGCGTCACCAATGTCGGGCGCCATGACCAGATCAAACTCTACTGCCGCAAGTACGGCGACCGAACCACCCCCTACAACTGATGAACGACCTTTCCATTCAATTTGACGACAGCCGTTGGAACAATTTTTTGAGCAATGTTCAGCGGTCGGGGTATGACCTGACGGATGTGCGGTTGACGACCGCCGTTAATAAGGCGCTGCAACCGGCCTTGCGTCAGGCGCAGCAACTCGTGCCAGTGAAGACCGGCGCCTTGCGACGCTCGCTGACGATTAAAACAAAGAAACTTCGCGGCGGGGGTATTACCTGGGGAGGCATCGGCGTGCAATCGCGTTCGGCCTTCATCACCTCGAAGGGTGAGACCGTCAGGCCGCCCAAGTATTATTATTTGGTCGAGTTTGGAAGAAAATCGGATGCCGAGAGAGCCAGGCGGCTCGCGAATCGCAGGGCGGGTTCGGGGCGGGCGATCGATCGGATTTTTAGAAACAGTTTCGGCTCGGAGAGCCATCTGAACGCGCGCACCCACGCCATGAACACGGGGCAACCGCGCATGAGTCATAACCGCAAGGCCTCTACCGCTCATCCGTTCCTTGCTCCCGCCATCCGAAACGCGGCGCAAGCGGTTCTGAATGCCTTTACAAGCGACATCGAGCGGCAGGTCGCCGACTCCATCGGGAGGATTAAAGCATGAGTTTTGCCGCCGCCATTCGGGAGTTTTTCCTCAACAACGCTGCCATCGCCGCGCAGATCGGGACAAAGCTCTATCCTTACCGCGTTGAGCAATCCGTTTCGGGCGATTTCCCCGCCGCCATCTACGAACTTTCCCTGCCGATGCCCTCAAAAGATTTGTCCATGCTCAATGAACCGCATTGGGAGACGGAGCTTACAATCGCCGCGCTCTCCCGCGACTACGGAGAGGCCATCGGCATCGCCTCGCTTTTCCGCAATGCCATTGATTGCTACTGCGGGCTGATCGGAGCAACGAACGTCAAATGGGTGCACGTCCTTGAGACGAACATGGAGCACGAGACTGAGCCGGAGTTTTTCGCGCAGGTGGTGAAGTTTACCCTCTATACCCTGCAGGAGCCCAATTTTCTAACCTAAAACACCTATGCCCGCAACCTATCAAACCCCCACCGCAGGAGTAAACCCCTCAATCACGCAGGGAGTCTCCTTGTGGCTCTCGTCGGATGGTACCACGTACTATCCTCTGCAATACCTCACGAAGATTGACGCCCCGCAGATCAAATCCTCGTCGATTAATATCACCTCGCTCTCGGACACCTTCGAGAAGTACATGAAAGGGCTTCCCGACTATGGGGAAGTCACGGGAGAATACGAGTACGACTACGACTCCAACGTTACGGCCATGATCGAGACCAATTACGCAGGTAATGGGTCAACGGCGGCGTTGTACTTCACCTTGAAATTCCAGCATCTGGGGACTCCCAAGATGTACACCTTCCAAGGCTTTTTTACCGAACACAAGATCGCCACGGCGGGGCCCAACGACAAGGTCACCGCCAGCTTTACCATCCGGCTCACGGGAGCCTTAACGGAGGTCACCTACGCTTAATTTATGGACATCGACCGCACACTTACACTCAACGATGGGAAGCACAGCATTTCCTATTCGTTTTACTCCATCTACAAGACCGAGCGAATTCTCAAAAAGAAGTTCAGCGACTTGGGCGATGATCCGGCGGGATTCATTGTTTGGATGGTATTCGCGGGGCTCTTTAACGAAAACGAAAGCCGCACCGAAGACGAGATCGCCAGGCTTATCCCCAGCAAGGGAGTCGGCGAGATACTGAAGGTCTGCGACGCGGTCTATAACGCCGATGTCGGAAGCGATGACGAACCAACACCCCAGTCCGAAGGCAAGTAAAGAAGACGCAGAGTTCCTGCGCTACTGGGCTTATTGCCGAGTCTCGCTGGGGCTCTCCGAGCTTGAAACGCGCACCTATACGCCGCGGCAGATTCGTGCGCTCAAAAAGCAGCGCGATGAGGATATTCTTTTGTGGATGAAGTTCCTTGCGAAGGAAGTCGCGCGGGTAAACTACATGACCTATCTCACGCATTGCTCCGACCGGAAGATCAAGAGCGCCGATGAGCTCCTGGGCTTTGGCAACAAACCCGATGCCACCGGTAACGACCTGACGCGAAAAGAGGGCATGGAGGCCGCGGCCAAGGCCTTTTCAATGGCGGTCAAGAAAGCCAAGGAGGAGGTGACGCATGGCAAATAAGAGCCTGGGCACCTTCACCGTCGGCTTCGAGGTCAATTCCGTCAAATTCCAGGACGGACTGGCCAAGATTCAGATACAGGCGAAGGGTTTCTCGAAGAACGTCAAGAGTTCCTTTGCCGATGCGGCCTTGGGCTTTAAGACCTTTGTGGCGGCTTTTGCCGCCTCGGAGACGGTCAAGTACTTGAATGATGTGCAGCGCACGATGCAGTCCCTGCAGGGAGTCGCGAAGGCCACGGGGCGTTCCTTTGGGGACATTAAGGAGACCTACGAGCGCGTCTTTGCGAACATGCCGGTCTCGGCGGAACAGGCCGCGGCCTCGATCGCCGCCATCGCGAAGTCAACCAAGCTTACGGGCGAGGCCTTTGAGAAAGCCTCACTGCAGGTGGCCGCCTATCAGAAGCTCATCGGAGGCGACGCAAAGGGCTTTACGCGCACCGCCGTGGGCGGAATGTCGCGCTACAATCTGCCGGAGGGGGCGTTCAACGACTACACAAACCTTCTTTACACCGTCAGCAATCAAACAGGCGCTGGATTCGACAAGCTCAACGAGGACATGTCCAAGGGCGCCACCGAACTGCGAAATATCGGCTTTAGCGCGAAGGAGTCGGCGGTATTTCTAGGGCTTTTGGAGCAAAAGGGTTATGAGGTCGATACGGTGATCTCGGCCATGCGAAAGGGCTACGATAATCTGGCGAAGGTTCCGAACATTCAAAACCTGCCGAAGTTCTTTAAGGATTCGGCCACCTATCTCTCGCAGATGGCCGAGGGAACGGAGAAAGCCAAACTCTCCGAGGTCTTTGGAAAGAACGCCGATGATTTTCTGAGTGCTTGGAAGAACGTCTACGGACAGGTGGCCGCCACCAAGGAGGAGGTCAACAAGGCCTTTGCCGATATGACCAAGGGGGCGCAAAACCAGATGACGGAGTGGGATAGGCTCACGCAGAAGGCAAAGGCCTTTGGAGAGAGTTTTGCGTCGATCATCAATCCCGCGATCGATGTTTTTTACAAGAAAACCAAAGAAGCGCTGGAGCCGTGGAATGATTTTTTCAAGAAGATATCCGAGGATATCAAGGCCGCCACGGCGCCTCCGGTGCAGTTGGGCATCGGCGCCCTGCGCGTGCCCTTGCCGCCGCAGCCGGGAGCATCAAAGCCGCAGTATCACGTGGAGAATGGCAAATTCGTGAAGTCGGCCTTCACGGTGTCCTACCAGTCCGCGCAAGAGTACATGGATTCAATGGAGCGCTTCAAGCTCCTGGACGAGGCGGATAAAAAGCAAAAGGAGATGGCGACCTCAACGCACGAGGTGGCGCAGGCCGCCCAAGAGGCGGGCAAAAGCGTCGAGAACTACCAGGCCGCGCTCGACAAAGCTGCCGCAAGTACAACTGCTACCGTCGCGAAAGCCCAAAGCTTGAAGGATACCATGAAGGATGTCTTTGGGGACGGGAAGACCAACAGCGACATCCTGACGGAGGCCACAAGAAACATGGCCAACGACATGACGAACAGCTTTGACGAGATCATTTTTCGTTCAAAGAGCGTGGGACAGGCCTTTAGGGATTTGGCGCAAACGATCATTGAGCAGATCAGCAAAATGCTCATCTACGAGAGCATCTCGAAGCCCCTGGCTACCGGCATCGGAAGTATTTTTGGAAGTCTCTTTGGGCTTCAGCTGGGAAGCGGCGGGAACTCTGCAGCGAATTCTCTGGCCACGGCCACGGGGAACAAGCGTGCTTCCGGCGGGCCGGTATCAGGAGGCTCACCCTATCTTGTCGGCGAACAAGGCCCTGAACTTTTCATCCCCGGCATGAGCGGCTCCATCATCCCCCATAACACGCTGGCCGGCGGCGGCGGGATCGTCGTCAACCAGAGCTTTACCTTGTCCGGCAACACGAACCAAGACCTGCAAAACACCATGAGGGCGATGATTGCCCAGGCCAAGGAAGCCATCGCTTCCACCGTCGCCGATGTCGCGCGACGCGGCGGCAGAGCCAGTTCTCTCATCCGAAACGCCACTTGATTCATGCCCATTACCTTTCCATTGACACTCCCCAAAGCTCCCAAGCAGTACACGCTTACGCAGAGGTGCGTGGACGCGCTTTCGCAATCCCCCTACACGGGGCAGCAGTACGTCTACTCCTGGCTGGGGCAATGGTGGGAGGTGTCGGCGACCTTTCCCTGCGGGGATCGCACGCTTAATTCGCAACTGGTGGCAATATTAACCGCCCTCGGCGGGCGATCGGGCACCTTTTTCTTTGGGCCGTACGGCAGCGAGGCGGTGCCCTTGGGCGTCGCCACGGGACTGCCGGTCGTCAATGGGGCAAACCAGGATAATTCCGCAACCCTCACAACCGATGGCTGGACGGCGAATGTCACCGGTATCCTCAAGGCGGGGGATTTCCTACAAGTCGGTACGGGGACAAGCGCACGCCTCTACCGCGTTTTACAGGATGCCAATTCGGATGCGGGAGGCAACGCCACGCTCTCGCTTTTTCCCCGTGTCCGGCCAGGCACCGCCGACAATTCCCCCATCACCACGATTAATCCGGTCGGCGTCTTTCGCTTGAACGGCGACCTCATCTACACGCTTCAGGCCGGAGGCGTCTATCAGGAGCTTAGCCTCACCGCCATTGAAGCCCTATGAGCCGCACACTTTCCAGTAATCTTCTCACGGCGCTCACCATTTCGCCGACGAATCTCATTCTCATGGCCGATTTGATCCTCGACAGCGGCCCCATCTACATCAGTTCCTATACGAGCGACCTGATCTATAACGGACATACCTACCTGGGCAAGGGCGTTTTGCTAGGCATCGGCGAGATGCAGGATACCGAAGAGACCAAGTCCGCAAACTTCACGATGAGCTTGAGCGGCATTCCTTCGAATATCGTCTCGGAGGCCTTGGCGGAACAGTACCAAGGCCGGCGTTGCACGGTCTACCTAGGTGCCATGACCAATCCCACGAGCGGTGCGCCTGTACTCATTGACGCCTTTGTCCTTTTTTCGGGGATGCTCGACACCATGACGATCGAGGACGGCCCCGACACCGCAACGGTCACCGTGAGCGTTGAAAACCGCCTGGTGCGGATGATGACCTCAAAGGAACGCCGCTACAACGATCAGGATCAACGCATCGATTTTCCCAATGACAACGCCTTTAAATACATCGCCGCCCTGCAAGGCCAGCAAACCGAATGGGGGAGGACGTCATGAGAGTCGATAACTGGCCGGCAAAGTTCAACGAGGTGGTGGAGGAGTACGGACAGAAAGAGTTCACGTGGGGGCAATCCGATTGCTTTTGCTTCGCCGCTGACTGTATTAAGGCAATAACCGGCTTTGATCTCCTGCAAAACTGGCGCGAGGCCTATAAAACCCGCGACGAAGCCCTACAACTGCTTGAAGCCCACGGCGGGGTACAGGCGTCGGCTGAGGAGATTTTGGAGCCCCTGGGCTCAACAGAATGCGAAATTAATTTTATCCGGCGGGGAGATTTGCTGCTTTTGGAGATAAACGGCGAAAACATGCTCGCCATTTGGGATGGCTTCAATGCCCTGGCACCCATTGACGGACGGGGACTCTGCAAGCTCAACAAGTCTTTCATAAAAAAATGCTGGGCGATCGTGTGAGATGAAAAAAGTTATCACAGTCATGGCACTCATGCTCCTGGCTACAAGTCAGGCGCACGCGATCCCTGTTGTCCTTGCCGCCGCAGCGGGCGCCGCAGGAGCGATGATCACCGCCGGTTCAATGGCGATCACGGGAGCCGTCATTGGACAGGCTATCCTGGGCGCGGTGCTGGCGGGAGCCTCCATGCTCTTGCAACAGAAGCCCAAATCGGTCAGCGGGCAGATGTCCGGCACCACCGTAACGGGTTACGGTGCCAATAATCCCAAGCGCATCATCTACGGGCAGACCAAGGTCGGCGGGACGATCTTCTTTCAACACTCGACTGGTAACAATAACGAGTACCTGCATATCTGTGTTGCCTTCGCGGGGCACAAGATCAGTTCCTACGACAAGATTTGGTTTGATGATTATCTGCTCACGCTCGACGCCAACGGGAACGCGCAAACAGGGGTGGATTCCACCGGCAAAACCGTCGACTACACGGGGCTTGCCACCGTCTACAAGCACATGGGCGACGACAACCAGGCCGCCGATGCAAACCTTATCACCGCCGCTCCCGACAAGTGGGATAGCACCTGCATGGCCTGTGGCAACGCCTATCTCTACATCAAGCTCAAGTACAATTCCTCAGTATTCTCCAATGGACTACCGGCCGTCACCGCTTTGATTAGCGGCAAGCCAGTCTATGATCCACGAAACTCCACCACGGCCTTTAGCAGCAATCCCGCCTTGTGTTTACGGGACTTCCTGACGGATGCTCGCTATGGCCTTTGTGCCGACACGGCAACTGAAATTGACGACACCACCTTCATTGCTGCCGCCAATCATTGCGACGAAATTGTTAATAAAAGCGATGGGACAACGGAAAAACGGTATGTGTGCAATGGGACGCTCGATAGCTCCACGGGGCCGGAACAGATGATCGCCAACCTTCGGATGTCGATGGCAGGACTGTGCCCCTATGTCGGAGGAAAGTTTAGAGCTTTCGCGGGAGTTTGGAGGACGCCTGAGAGCGGGGGACTCAGCGAGAAGGACTGCATCGACAAGATGCAGATTCAATCGGCGCTTCAGCGCCAAGACCTCTTTAACGGCGTCAAGGGCACGTATATCTCTCCGAACAACCAGTATCAGGCGACCGACTTTCCCGCCATCTACAGCAACATCTACATGGCCGCCGATGGCGGCGAGCGGCTCTGGCAGGATATCACTCTGCCTTTTACTCAGTCGCCCTCGATGGCGCAGCGGATATCAAAAATAATGCTCTTGCAAACGCGCCAACCGACGACTGTGTCGCTCAGCTGTCCGCTCTCGGCGATCCGTTTTACGGTGGGGGATATCATCCCCTTGAGCCTTGCTCGGATGGGCTGGGTTAATAAATACTTTGAGATTCAAGATTTGAAGTTGGGCACGTCGACCACTTCCGGCAGCGCCCCCGTGCCGGTCATCAAAATGACGTTGCGCGAGACCTGCAGCGCCGTCTATGACTGGTCGACCAATGACGAGAGCCCCGCTCCGTTATCGGTAAAGACCAATCTGCCCAGCGGCAAGAGCATCCCACCGCCCACAAACGTGGGCATCTCAAGCGGCACCAATGACCTTTATGTGCGGCCGGATGGCACGGTCATCAGCCGGGCGCATCTCACGTGGACTCCCTCGGCGTGGGGCACCGTGCAGGATGGCGGATGCTACGTCATCCAATACAAGCCTTCCAACCAGAGCAACTGGCACGAGTGGTCAAAGCCCGCCGGCTACGCGATTGAGGAGTACGTGAGTGATGTGCAGGACGGAGCGCAGTACGACTTCCGCATAGCCGCCGTGAGCGTGCTGGGGGTCTATTCCACGTGGGTGACTCTCACCAACTATACGATCATTGGTAAAACCGCCGCGCCGAACCCGCCGACCAATTTTAATCTGGTGGTGCAGCCGGATGGCACGAGGCAATTCTCCTGGATAAAACCGACCGATCCGGACTTTGCGGGGTGTCTCGTGGGCTATTCCACGAACCTCTCCGCAATTTTTTCGCAGATGTCGCTTTTAAATAACGGCGGCATTGTCGCCAATCCCTACGAGACAAACCAACTTGCGGCGGGCACCTATCGTTTTGGGATCATCTCGGTGGATACGTCAGGCAATCAATCGACGCCTGTTTATCTGGCCGCCATGACGATCGGCAGCCCGCGCATCGCGGGTGCCATTGCCATCTACAACCCGAACCTCTCCGGCTGGCAGGGCACGATAACCAATGGCGCCGCCCGCAGCGATGGTTGGATTGAGCCCACGACCACGCAGACTTGGACGGCCTTGCCCGCCACGTGGGATGCCTGGACAAACTGGCTTTCAAACTACAATACCCCCATCACCTATGTCTCTCAGGTCTACGATTTGGGATCGATACTGGCCTTTACGCCGCTTGTGACGGCGAATTGCCAAGGGACGCCAACCTATCAAATCAAAACCTCCAATGACAACTCCACCTGGACAGGCTGGCAGGGGGTGAATGCCACCTATACCGCGCGGTACTTTCAGATTCAAACACAGGTGGCCTCGGCGAACAGCCTGCCGCCGATCATTTTCTCCGAGCAGATCATCGCGAGCGGAAACCCCAAGAGTGAAACCGTCACGAACCTCACGAGCGCGACGGTCAGCACACGCACCAGCACCGGCGTCTTTACCGTGCCCCTGATGAAGACTTATAACCTCATCACGAGCGTACAGGTCATCTTTGTCGGCAATTACCCAGGTTATACCTTTAACGTGGTCAACAAATCCGTAAGTGGGCCGCTCATTAATCTTTTCAACGGCAGCAATGTCCTTGCCGACGCCGTGGTCGACGTCATTGTCACCGGCCTCTGATTTTATGCCCTACCAATTCCCCACAACTCCAGTCCCCACCACGAACCTTGCAACCGGTTCCGCGAATCCTGCTGCCGCCCGAAGCGATCTGCTGACGCTTGTCAACGCCTTCAACACCCTGCTTCAAGGCCTTGGCGTGGCCGGAGGTTATGCCCAAATAGACGCAAACGGCAACGTCATCCTTGGCAGCGGCCTCAACTTTGGCGTTAACAGCACGAGCGGCTTCCCGCGCCTAACGCTCTCGGCCAATGCCTATATCGAATGGAACACGACCACCAACACCATGAATTACTACTTGAGCGGGGTGCTGAAAGGTTCCATGCCGATGGCCACCCCCGCCACCAATAACTACAACGACCTCTTGAATCTGCCCACACTCCAAACGAGGAACACGTCCTATCTCACTTACGGGGGCGGAGCCGCCACGGTCAATTTGGACTTCATGGCGAACTGCATCGACTACCGGTTGCTGGTTAGTATTTCGGGGACGATCACTTTTACGACAAGCAACAAGGCCTTGGGGCGTGCGATGACAATCCTTCTTTGGTCGGATGCCTCGGCGAGGACGTTGACGTTTCCATCCTCTTGGACATGGGTCGGCACCAAACCAACTGCGACCACGGGAGGGAAGTGTGGCATCCTATCAATAACCTGCTTTGGAGCCAATGAAACTGATGTTTACGCCGCCTACGGGCAGCAATACTAATTTATGACCTTCGACATCCAAGACCCCGCCTTTATCGCCGCCTCCGGCGGCCTTCCTCAAGTCGACTTCAGCATTGATGTCGGCCAGGGAGGGAGAGTCAACGGACAGCTTTGGCAAGCGAATGTGCCGACTTCTTGCGCGTTGCACATCTACAATCCGGGGACTGGCCCGCTTGTAGTGACATCCGTTTCGTTGGCCTATACCATACACGTCTACGGCGGTGGGCCGGGCAATGACATTGATGTCACCAATTATAACTTTTCCGGCGTCATACCCCCTGGAGGGAGCGTGGCAATCGTCATTGGCATCACTTGGCACTGGGATGAGGACTGCTCGTGGAACCTGACCGTCAATTCCAACGCAAAGACCGTTGTCCACAATCAAATCCACTTCGATTGGCTATCGTGGTAAGAATTTATGGCATTTGACTTACAAGACCCTGCCTTCATCGCCGCCGCAAGCGGCCGGCCGATCATCGACGTGATCATCAATCCCATCGCCGGAAGAAGCGACAACCAGCACTACTTCCAAGGGGACTATGCGCTCTATCGGCTGGTAGTACCGACGACCATCTACAACAACGGGACGGGAGGGCTGGTGATTAGCAACATCGTCATTGCCTATGACTATGGCAATTCCTTGGCACAGACCTTTGGCTACGACTGTACATTTCCATTTACAATTCCCCCGAACAGCAGTCGTGTAATCAATCCGTGGGTGCAGGGCGGGGATTCCCAGCACATCGGCGAGGCCGAGGCAAATTTCACCATCGTTTCAAATGCCGTGGTAGTGACCCACAATGTGTTTTGGCTGAGAGGATACGAGCCATAGGAGGCACACGGTTTTTTGTAGGACGCGTTTGGATTCCTTGCCAGCTACCTACCCATAGGGCAACGCCTAAAAACCCCGAAAACGACTTACCGTCATTGTAAAAAAAAGGGGCGTTTGATCAAGCGGCAACCTTTTTCCGAAGGTTGGCCAACTCAGTCTTTCTTACAGGGAGAGTAATAGCGTTTTGTAAAAAAAGTAGTCTCTTTACTTTACACCCTTTAGCAGCTTGAGTTCTTCAATACT